CAACAGGATAATATATGCATAATGATGTTATAAAAACATTTGAAGGGATTGTTGAAACTTTTTCGACTTTGAATGCACAACAAGCCAAGAACAAACAGGCTGTCATAGTGTTGAAAGCAAAAGTAGCTGAAATGAAGATAAGAATGGCTGAAATGAAGATAAGAATAATTGAACTAGAGCAACTAAAGGATAATAAATGAGTTACATAGGCAGAGGCGTAGACAACATAAGCATAGAGGATTTAGTTGTCGCTTTATATGACACGGATGACAAGGCGGCAGTGGATGAGAAACGTGCTGCTGTGAAATTAAAATATCCAAAAACTTAGGAGATAAATGCTACTAGGACACACGACATTCGCCGAACAGGCCTTTCAGGACGCAAGATTAGATGCAGTATTTAATCTTACATTTACGCAATCAACACCGACGGCAGTTACTGGTTACACAACAGGAAATGCGAGTACATTTTCTGGAACGGTCACAGGTACAGCAGTTGTATCACCCGATACGAATGTTGCGACATTTAGCATTGGCGATGAAACAGCATTCGGTGAAGCATTACAGGTTCTCATTAGCTTATCTTCAGGGGAGCCTAATATTATTTTATGGAGCGAAACAGATGATAGTCAGACAGCAACATGGACAGAAGTGAGTCCAGGATCAACCGATTAGGATAGTGAATGGCAGATGATGCGAGTATAACCCTGACAGCAACAATCTTACCAGATGAGATTTCTAAAAGTATTTCAGGCTCTATGACGGTAACTCCTGATGACGCGAATGATAAGTGGTATTATAAATTGACAGCTTGTACAACAACAAGCACAAATTTAATTGCAGGTAGTTTTTTAGATTACACAGCCGTGGATGATGATACGGCACCAACGGCGATTACAACAAGTGACAAGGTTAAGTTCTTGTTTATTAAGAATACAAGCACAGCGGACGGTGTTGTAGTATGTTTTGATGGTGGAACAGCAGCCTATAACTTGGCTGACGGAGTATTCATTGGACCATCTCAATCATGGTTCGGAAGACTGCCTAATACGACTGTTGATAATATACACGCTATCAGCTCTGATATTGGTGACGCAGGAGATGCAACGGCTAATCTTATTGTGGCAGCCCTAATAGACGACGTGGCATAGGAGGATAAATGGCTTCGACATATTCAACAATCTTAAATCTTCAATTAATGACTACAGGAGAAAAGTCAGGAAATTGGGGCACAATTACAAATCAAAATCTACAGAAGCTCGAGGCAGCAACTAAGGGATACGTAGAAGTAGCAATAGCCAGTACAAGTGATTCCTTAGTGGCTACCAACGGAACAGCAGCCGACGAAACAAGTAACGCTATCATTAAGCTGACAGGAACACTCACTGGTAATACTACCATACAGTGTGAAGCAGTAGAAAACTGGTATATTGTTGATAACGCTACAACAATGGGAGCGTATACGCTAGGATTTAAACCTGCTGGTGGAACATTAACTCCCCTCGTAGCAGCATCAAAACACTTCTTGTACTCTGATGGATCAACGATGTTTGATGTCCTGGATGACGCAGGAAATATCACAGCTAATGGAACTTTAGATGTAGCAGGTGATGTTGAGTTAAATGGTGGTGATTTTGTATTTAATAATACAGGAGCAGATAAGAACTTTACTATTGAGTCTGACGACGATGCTACCAATTTCTTCTCTGACGGAGGGGAAGATAGAATAGGAATAGGAACAGCGTCACCTTCAACAAAACTACACGTCGTTGGTGGCATGAAGGTCACAGCTGCCGTTGACTTAGACGGTGGTGCCTTTACATGGAATCAGACAGGAGCATCTTTAGACTTTAGATGTGAAACAAATACATTGGACGATGCCTTATTCATTGATGGATCGGCGGATAAGGTGGGTTTTGGATGTCAGGATCCAGCAGGGGCGATGGTAGAAATTAATCAATCCAATTCTTCAGGGGCGATTGCCTGTCTATCCTTGGATCAAGACGATACCGATGAACCTTTTATTAAGTTTGATGGTGACAGCCAGTCCGATACTTCAGGAAATATTACAACTGATACTAGTATTGGATCTTTAACTGGATATATTCGTGTTGATGTTGATGGAACAGATCGCTGGATACCATATTACGCAACTAGCTAGGGGGTTAGATGCCATTAGCAAAACTACAATTTCAGCCTGGATTCGATAAGCAGAATACTGAGTATGGAGCAGAGGGAAAGTGGATCGATGGAGATAATGTTCGCTTTCGCTTTGGGCTTCCAGAAAAGATAGGAGGCTGGGCGAAAGTTTCAAGCACAACTGTACTTGGTGCAGCTCGTGCAGTAAATACATGGGCGGATCTTGATGGTGTCAAGTACACTATGACAGGTACAAATAAGAAGCTTTATGTTTATTCTGAAGGTACATGGCAAGATATTACTCCTATTAGAGCAACGGCTCAAAGTATAACTCAATTTGAAACAGTAAATACATCAAAAATTGTTATCGTAACAGATGCTAGTCATGGGGCATTCATTGGGGACTTTGTCACGATCTCTAGCGTCAGTGGAGCAATTGGTGGAATTACTCAGGCAAACTTACAAAATGAATTTGAAATACTGACTGTACCTTCAACAAGTACCTATACGATTGAGTCTCCTGCTGCAGCAAGTTCTTCAACAATTGGGGCAACGGCAACTTCTGAATATCAAATCAATACCTCTCCTGCAACCTCGATCTTTGGCTATGGCTGGGGGGCGAGTTCATGGGGAGCCTCTACATGGGACACAACTCGGGAAGGGTTGACTGGAGCATCAGGTGTGCTACTTGACTCGGGTAAGTGGGCAATTGATAACTGGGGGGAGGATGTTCTTGCCTGTCAATTTGACGGAGGACTATACTATTGGGACACTTCGGGAGGAATGTCTAGTAATCCAGCAGCCACAACCAATGTCTCTAATGCCCCTACTAAAAGTAGATTCATATTAGTTTCAGGCGAGGATAGGCATGTCATTTGCTTTGGAACGGAAACAACAATAGCCGATACGTCAACACGGGACAATATGTTCATTCGCTGGTCAGATCAGGAAGATGTCAATACCTGGACACCTACAGCTACAAATACCGCAGGAACATCACGATTGACAGACGGAAATATCATCGTTACTGCAGTCAGAAGTAGAGGTGTCACATTGATTTGGACAGATACCTCATTACATCAGATGCAATTCATTGGTCCACCCTTCACCTTTGGCTTCAGACAACTGGGCTCAAACTGTGGAGCAGCTGGATTGAACTCTGCTATTGATATTAACGGAATGGCGTTTTGGATGGGTAACGATGCATTCTTCGTCTTTGATGGACAAGTGAGAAAACTTCCTTGTACCGTTCAGGATTATGTATTCAATGATATTCAAATAAGTGCTCAACGAGATGTCTTTGCGTCAGCTAATACAGAATTTAACGAGGTGACATGGTTCTATGCCTCTGGTAGCTCAACCCAGATTGATAGGCACGTTACCTTCAACTATGTTGAGCAACTCTGGTATGTAGGATCGTTAGCTCGTTCCTCTTGGGCGGATAGAGGGGTTTATGCTAATCCCTATGCTACCAACTACAGTACTACAGGTACAGACAGTACCGTTACAACCATATATGGCTTGACTGCTGGTCGCTCTACACTTTATGCTCATGAGAATGGTGTGAATGACGATGGCTCGGCAATGACTGCCTATATCGAGTCAGGCGATATTGATATTGCTGATGGAGATCAGTTCATGTCTATACGACGATTCATTCCTGACTTCAAGGATCAGTCCGGAACGGTCAACGTGACCGTGAAGACACGACCATATCCTTCAGCTTCACAGACGAGTCATGGAGCATACGCTATCACGACAAGTACCACGAAGCAGGATACTCGTATACGAGGAAGGCAGATTGCTGTTCGTTTAGAAAGTTCTGCAGCTGATGATAAGTGGCGTTACGGAACAATGCGTATTGA